GAGATAGGGATAGATGGGAAGCTAGAGTTACACAGGATGTTAACCTAACTGCAGATGTTTCAGTAACATTTGATAAGGAAGATAAAGATCTTTAATGAGAGTTAAAAAGAATCCTGGTCAGAAACGTGCTATCAGTGTTCTATCTGATTTATGTAGATTCAATATGTTGTATGGGGCATCTAGATCTGGCAAATCTTTCATAGCAGCATACGCATTATTTGTTAGAGCATTCAAATGTCCCAATAGTCGGCATGCTATAATCAGGAAGTATCTTACTAACGTCCGTAGATCTATGTGGGATGATACACTTCAAGTAATGATGCTATTCTTTCCTACAGTAAGATTCAAACTTAACTCATCCGACCTGACAATTAAGTTTCCCAATGGATCTGAAATATGTTTATTTGGATTAGATGATAAACAAAGAGCTGACAGAATCTTGGGCCTTGAGTTTTCAACTATTCTTTTTGAGGAATGTTCAGAATTAGATTATGCATCTATAATGATTGCACTGACTCGACTTGCCCAAAAGAATGATCTTAAGAAGAAAGCATACTTCACCCAGAATCCAACTGTTAAATCCCATTGGTCATATAAAGTATTTGTTCAACACGAAGATCCAAAGGATGGACATAAGTTAGATGCAGAAATGTATAGTTATCTGAAAATGAACACTGAAGATAACTTAGCTAACATCGATCCGGAATACATTAAGACATTAGAATCATTACCTATCAATCAAAGAACTAGATTTTTGAAAGGTGAGTTCCAAGATGATGTGGAAGGAGCTTTATTTAAACAACTTTGGATTGAACGGAATAGAGTAAATGATCTTGAGGATGGACCAGAGAAGATAATAATATCCTTAGACCCAAGTGGATCATCTACTAAAACTTCAGATGAATGTGGTATTGTTGTAGCAGGAAGTAAAGCTAATGAATATTATATCATTGAAGATGCTACAGCTAAGCTATCACCCTTACAATGGGCAGAGAAGGCTGTAGAGCTCTATTACAAGTATGAAGCCAACTATATACTAGCAGAGATTAACTTTGGCGCTGACATGGTTAAACTGTGTATAAAGAATGTAGACAAGAATATAGTAGTTAAAGAATGTAGAGCTTCAAGAGGAAAACTTATTCGTGCTGAACCCATATCAAGTTTATATGAAAACAATTATGTCCACCATATTGGTATCTTTCCAGAGCTTGAGTTAGAAATGACTAGTTATCTAGGTGAAGGCAAATCTCCAAATAGATTAGATGCTATGGTATGGGCAGTTGCGGATCTAAGTGATAGGTCTTTAATAATAGAAGATTCTGGTTTAGATTTTAAAACAGAAGATAAGGAGCTTAAGAAGAAAAAGCCTGGTCCATTTACAGTTGAGCAGCCAGTATTAGAGGAAGATAAACGAACTGCAATGGAGTTAATTGAGTCTGAAGAACTATGGACTGACATATAGTCACTCTGAGCTTCTAGAACAAAAATATAAATGTCTGACTATCAACTCCTAGAGGAAAAATGAAAATGGGAATTGTAAAAACCGTTTCTAATTATTTCAAAACACCAGAGATAGTTATTCCCGATACTACACCAAAGTCCAAGAAGAAATCTTTTAGTGCCAGTAACAACGGTTGCATAAACGTTTTTAACCCAAACTCTAAGAATTTCAGTGGGTCTACAGCTGCTAAACTCATTGATATGAATAAGAATTGGGTATATGCTGCTCAGAATAAGAATGCAGTAACAGTAGCTTCAGTTTTACTTAGACTATATGCGGTCACAGATTCAATTAATGGTCAAAAGAAACCTAGAGTACCTCACCAGGAAGTTACTAATAAAGAACTTAGACGCTTATCAAAGCAAACTTATCTAAAATCAAATCCTCTATTAGATTCAAATTTATCTATTCAGCAGATATTCAGACATCCTGCTATAGAATTACTTGATTCAAAGAATAGACAGCAGTTCTTTTATCTTATTGAATCCTATCTTGAGCTGACTGGTAATGCTTATGTGTTAATTAAGAGTGATAGATTTGGTGTCCCTGAAGATTTAATGATTGTGCCATCTCAACTTGTTACACCTAAGTTGGAAAAAGGAATACTTCAATACTTTGTTAATGGCCCTAATGGAACTCAGATTCCTCTTCCTAAAGATGATGTAATCCATTTCAAGTTCCCTAATCCTCAGAATCCTTTAATTGGGTTAGCACCTTTAGTTTCCGTAGTAGACTCTGAAGAACTCTACCAATCTATGCAGCTATATGAATTTGCACTTAATAGCAATTCAGCAGTTCCTGCAATGGTAGTCAAGTATCTAGATGGGTCATTAGAGAAAGAGAATGTTAAGAAGATTGAAGCAGATTGGAATAGGGCACTCAGAGGTATAGCCAAGACTGGTAAGATTAAAGCGGTTGGAAAGAATATTGAGATTAAGAATATCGGTCTTGCACCTAAGGAAATGAATTATCTTAAGGGTAAGAAATGGATTAGAGAAGAAATAGCAGCAGCCTTTGGAGTTCCATTAAGCTTACTCACTACTGATGATGTGAATTTAGCTAATGCAGCAACTGGGTTTGTTACTTACAAAGAATTTACGATCATTCCAAGATTACAACTCATTGAAAATACATTGAATTCAGAATTGATTTCAAGATATGAATCTTCAGATAGACTATTCTTCGCCCATGATGTAATTCTAGTTGAAGATAAAGAATTCAAATTGAAAGAAGTTACTGAATTATTCAAAGCTGAATTGCTTGATAGAGATGAAGCAAGAGCAAGTTATGGACTTGAAGTAGAATAACTAACTATGTGGAGATCCCATGAAGAACAAAGTAGCACTTAAGAAGTTCATTAATTTTGCCCCTGACAATTTTCAAGAGTATGTTGCTAAGAAGATTTCAGCGGGTGAAGTTGAGCTCAATGATCCATACATTAAGCGGGTTGCAGTTCCTAATCAGTATACCATCTTTGAAGGTGAAGAAAGAGTTCTACTGGCTACTACTTCTAAAATTGATGGTGTGGATAGAGACAATGAGATTGTCCTAACTGAAAACATTGACCTTGAAGCATACCGACTTAATCCCCTGTTGATGAAGAACCACTCATGGTCAGAAGATCCAGTTGGTCATGCCATTATGTCTATTACAACCATAGACAGACTAAGACAGAAGTTTATCTTTGATGAAGATGAAAGATCACTCACTACATTCAGAAAGTACCAGAGTAAATCGCTTCGTGCATTCTCTGCTGGATTCCTACCTAAACGTGTGATCAAGAATGGTAGTAAAGAGTTTGGTATCATAGCTGACAAACTCATGATGCTTGGATTGGTTTCTAAAGCTGACATTGACAAAACTCAAAGAATTCTAGAAAGTTCTATTCTACTTGAGACTAGTGCTGTTTCAATACCTGCAAATGCTAAAGCTATGGTAGAAGCAGTTTCAGCAGATGATATTCCTAACACACCTATTATCATCAATGACACTAATAAGGATGCATTCGAAGCTGAGATACCAATTGTAATTCAGCAAGATGGTTCAAGAACAACTGAGTTAGCATTTCCTGGTAAAGATCTCACTAGTGATACTTCAGTTCTTAAAGTTGTAGACACAGTAGAGGAACCTGAAGTTGAAGTTATAGATATCCTTGATGGTGTGGAGGATCCTAAAGATGCAGAAGGTGTACAGAAACCTGAAGTTGAAGATCCGATTATACCAGTGGAAGATGAAGCTGACACCAAACTTGAACCAGAGATGGATGAACCTGAAGTTGAAGTTATAGATATCCTTGATGGTGTGGAGGATCCTAAAGATGCAGAAGGTGTACAGAAACCTGAAGTTGAAGATCCGATTATACCAGTGGAAGATGAAGCTGACACCAAACTTGAACCAGAGATGGATGAACAAGAAGAACTTGATCCAGAAGATGCAGAATTAACAGCACCTCAAATAAAGACAGTAATGAAACTGTACAAGAAAGCTACACCAGTAGTTTATAGAGAACTCACCAAGGAAGATGTACACGAAATCATCATCGAAAAAGTGTATCGTTTGCGCGGTGGGATTTAATTTTCAAAATCAGAAGAACAAATTTATCTAAAGCGATTCCTGATATATCTAGATTCTGATACAGTGATCCTGTGGATACCTAGATGAAAGTGAAGCTTGATAACGATCCGAATTATCAAACCAACTAAGGTATATTAAGATGAACGTAAAATTAAAGATGCTTAAACCGTATGGCGAATATGCGGAAGGCGACGTGGTTGAAGTAGATGTTAAGACAGCAGAATCCTTGAAGGGCCTTGGCCTTGCTCAAGATTATGATGAAGCTGCTGAAGCACTCGCTGACCAGGAAAAGACTCAGTTAGATACCACAGTTAAGAAAGCTGTTGGTGAAGCTGTTGAAACATTCCTGAAGGACTTTAAAGGAAATGAAGGCATTAACATTAATTACACCCCAGTAATTGAAGTTAAGCACCATGAGCCGAAGTTTAAATCTCTTGGTGAACAGTTAGTAGCTGTTAAGAACTTTGTTGTTTCTGGTCATATGGATCCGAAGCTCGAAGCCATCATGAAGGTTCCGACTGGTTATAATGAGACTACTGGTTCAGAAGGTGGTTTTCTGGTCCAAGAGGATTTCCAGACTGACCTTAATAAGAGAATGTTTGAGACTGGTATTCTTTCCAGAAACGCTCAGGTCATTCCTGTTTCAGCTAATTCGAACACATTGAATTACACTGAAATCTTGGACTATGACAGAACTGATGGTAACCGTCCTGTAACTGGTGGCTGGATTAATGAAGCAGCAGACAAGCCTGCATCCAGAGCATCCTTCTTGAGACGCACACTGACTCTTGAAAAGTATGCAGCTATTTACTAT